TATCAGTTTTTAATGTTTTAAGTTCTGTTATGTAGTCATGCTTCTTAGACATCTCTTCATATTCAGAAAAAGCTTTGTATTCTATTTCAGGCATACCAACTGTATCTAATAACAAGCTGTAGGAATGTTGATGGATAGCTTCCATGTTACCAAAAGCTAACATCATCATACGTGCCTCTGGTAATTTAAATAACTGCATGTATCTTTCTACATAACCAGACGCTACATCTACATCAGACTGAGTAAACAATCTAAATATCTGTGTCAATAAATTCTTTTCAGAATCTGTTAATTTTTCGTTCCAGTCTTTGACATCAGTGTGCAAAGGTACAGACATAGGATGCCAGTGCATTTTGTTTTGTAAATCATAGTATTCAAACATCCATGCATAATCAAACGGTTTGTAATATTCTCTAGTGCTTAATAAACTCATCCTATATTCTCCCAACATTCTTGAATGCATAAATGATTATCTGGATAATTTGTATAGTCTAAGTTAGAGTAGACGCTGCTGACATACAATCCAAACGCTACAAATAAACCTACAAATATTAAAATGTAGTTAAACGGGTTTCTCATAGTTTCTCCTAATAGTTTTGTTTTAAAGTTCTTAATTTATCTTCTGCACTAGCTAACTGTTCTATTAACTTATCTAATGATTCAACAACATTAGGATGTTCTGCTACACCTACTTTGTTATCTAAATAAATTTCTATGTTAGCTTTTGCTTCCATAATCTCAGCTTCATATTTAGCTTTCAATGCTTCATAAAGCTTACTTCCTGAATATATACTCATAATTATCCCTCACAAGCTATGCATTCCACTTCATCTAATTTAATACGTGGAACTTTAACATTTACATTCTCTGCTGCTTTTGCTGCATCAGACCTAAAATAATACAGTGATTTAAGTGTATTCATTGCATACCAGTGAACATCACTTACATACTGTAAATACTCATCATGCGTTTCCTGCTCCATAGAGGAGTCTGGAGGCACAAAAAATAAATTGACTGACTGAGCCTGACATATAAATTCTTGACGCTTATATGCGTGTTCTACCACCCAGATTTGATTAATTTCATCTGCAGTCTTAAATACTTCTTTTTCTTCGTCAGTAAATTGTTTTAAATCTTGTATTGAACCTTTTGCTACATTAATTTCTTGCCAAAGTTTTTCTTTCTTTTTAGGGTCTTTTATTTTTTTATTTATTAATTTTTCTAAATATTTGTTTTTTACTTTATAACTTCCAGATAAAGTTTTATGTGTATAAACATTAGCCCTAACAGGTTCTATTGACGGTGACGTACCACCGCATATGATACTACTACTAGCATTAGGGGCAACAGCAAGAAGATGAGCATTGCGGTAACCAGAGTTAGAAACGTCAGGAGCTTCACCCCTACTATCAGCCAGTTTCTTAGATGCTTCCATCGAAGCTTCTTTAATGTGCTTAAACGCTTTATAATTAAACCCAGTAGCAAAGATACCTTCAAAAGGAATGTTTTTAGATTGGAGGTAAGAATGGAAACCCATTGCACCCAAACCAATCGACCTTTCTCTATAAGCAGAGTAGGCTGCTTTTGTAAATCCTTCTTTATCTTCTTTAATGTAGTTTTTAAATCTTTTAAAGTTTGCATTATATTCTCCAAGTTGTACTGTATCGACTGCATTATCTATAAAATGTTGTAAAACATTGTCAAGCATAGTTATTAAATCTTCTATAAAAAGATTATCCTTGGACCATTCATCATAGTGTTCAAGGTTTACACTTGACAAACAGCACACAGCAGTTCTTTCTTCATTAGTAGGCAGTGTTATTTCTGAACATAAATTACTTTGCCTAACTTCTAATCCTAATTCTTTTTGTTCTTTAGGGAGGTGGTCGTTACAAGTATCTATATTAATTAGATAAGGCTCACCAGTCTCTGAACGAGTCTCTAATATCTTAGACCACAACTCTCTAGCTTTGACTATTTTAACAGCATCGCCAGATTTAGGGTCAATCAGTCGCCAGTCATCGTCATTACGAATAGCATCTAGAAATGCATTTGTTATGTTAATACCATGATGTAAGTTTAAACACTTTCTATTTATGTCACCACCAGATTCTTTTCGCATTATCATAAACTCTTCTACTTCTGGATGCGATATATCTAGATAAGCTGCATAACTACCCCGTCTTGTTGTGCCTTGATTGAAAGCCAACATTTGAGAGTCAACCACATGCATAAAAGGTATAGACCCTGTAGACCTACTACCATTAGAAGTAGAAACACCATCACTTCTTACCTCTCCCCAGTAGCCACCAATACCGCCACCAGAACTAGCTAACCAAATGTTTTCATCGTAGTGAGCTGATAAACCATGCCTACTATCAGGCACATGATTTAAGAAGCAGCTAATAGGCAGACCTCTAGTAGTGCCACCATTAGAAAGAATAGGTGTGCTAAACATAAACCAATGGTTAGAAGAGTAATCGTATATTCTCTGAGCCATTTCATAATCTGTTTCACCTTTGTATGTACTAACGTATACAGAGGCACGAGCAAATGCTTCTTGAGGGCTTTCTTCATCTTCCCATAAGTATCTATCTTCAATTGTATCTTTACTAAACTTATCAAGCTTTTTATCTTTATCATAATTAATTATTATTCCTAGATAAGGTAACTCACCTTTCTTATCTGCCATCTATTTTTTCCTCCAATATTTTAAATAGTTTATTTTCATACCATTGAGCTTTAAGTAAATCTTCTTTACCATTCTTATAACGGAATCTCCATCTATACTTTAATGAGTTACCACGTAGATAACCAACAAACTCTTCATGAGTTAACATAGCTTCAATAGCATCTATGCACTCTATACCACCTTGATTATAGTGTTTAGGTTTATTAACTACGTCTTCTTTTATTTCTTCTTTAGATTCTTGGTCACTCCAAATCATCATACAAACTTCTCCGTTATTTCTTCTACTTTCGGTAGCTTTTCTACTTTAGTTAAATAAGTAAGTCCTTTCGCATACTGAAATACACGAAGACCTTTACCATCGTTTGAGTCTTTATGACATTCAAATTTATGTGGACACCAACCGCACTCTCTAGGGAGCTTCATGTTTCCAGAAGCACCATCGGCTATTGGTTGGTAACAAAGTTCAGGCGGAGAGTCTGACTTAATTATTTTTTTGACTGTTCTAATTTTAGTTTCTATATTTATTTTGTCAAGTTCTTCTGGTCGAAATAATGCAAGTTCTCCGTTTTCTTTATTGATAGCAACGAATCCTCCTTTATTTGTACCCTCTGCATGTTCATAACCAGATAATTGAGCCATATACCCAAATGCATCTGACTCTGCCAAAGTGCCATTAGCAAACTTTTGAAATGCAAAACCAGAGGCAGATTTGATATCAATAACCTCTCCATCTATCTTACAATCCATATGTCCTAGTATGCCACTGACTTTTATTTCTTTTTGTTCATCAGTAACTTCATGACCGGCAAGTTCTGTTAAGAACAATACAACCCTTTCAAGTATGTGACCGTATAAAAATTTAATCATAGTTGGTGGTGATACTCCTCCACCATAACTATCTCTTTTCATATCAAACCAAAGTTGTCTTTGTGGTCTCCCAATATTAGACATACGCAGTGTTGGTTTCTGATTAGCTCTAGGAGTTAACCAATCTTTTAATGCTTGTCGCATAAACTCACCAAACTTGTCTAAGTCCTCTTCGCTTACATCAATAGCTTTACCTTCGCCCAACTCACCAACGACTGAGTAAATATCTTCTATTAACGTATCAAGATTTTTCTTTTTCTTTCTCGGCATCGTCTAACTCCTTAAATGCTTTTATGACATCTGTAGAAAATAGTTTTTGTAAATTAACTAAAAACATTCTACTAGCATTGTGGTCACCACCACTTACTGATTTAAATGTATCAAGTTGTTCTACAATCTTTCTAAGAACATCTGTTTTAAATACTAATGTGCAGTACTCATCATCACCGATACAAAGATTGTGAAACCAGTAATCTGATTCAGTTGCCTTTATTCCAGATGGTTTATTATAGGATTGATATTCAATCGCTATGTTACCTGTTGTCTGCCATATATCTTTTTCTGATTTTACTTCTATCTTTTTGTTAGTAAATAAATCAGCTATTTTATCCTCTCGGATAGTTCCATATTGTAAATCAATATCAAACTTTTTTCTGTCTTTCTTAGTGGGTTTCACTCCAGTCACCTCCGACTTTGTATTCACCAGTTAATGCACACCGCATTTGGAATCGTCTTCCGGCTTCTTCTATACACTCCACACCTAATAGCCCAGTATATTCAGCAATGTTATTTTTAACCTG